GCAAGCGCTTGATGTAAGTGAAGCAGATTTAATTGCAGCAACGAAGGCAGGGCTAGGCTCAAATCAAGTTGCGGCTATAGAAGCAGAGCCAGATACATCCTCTGACAATTTGCACCGCGCCTTTCCAATCCTCACTGCAACACAAAATGCTGCAAGGGTTGCACGAAACAAGCGTAATGCTTTGATTGAGGAAACAGACTTTTACGCTTTGTCGGATGTCACAATGAGCGATGAGATGACTGCATATCGGACTGCGTTGCGCAATGTGCCGCAACAAAAAGAATTTCCTACCAATATTACTTGGCCCTCTAAGCCTTAACTTGGAATAAATAAATGAAACAAACAGTACAGTCAGCACATCAACGCATCGACGGATTGGAGAAAGAAGTCGTGGCTATTAAAACGGAAATGGAAATCCAGTTCAGAGATTTGTTCAATAGAGTGAAGCGACTAGAGGCTGTGGTTATCGGTACGTCTGGCTTTATTATTGTTCTTCTCTTGCGGATGACAATGCAAGGTTAATAATGGTTGATCCCTTAACAGCATTTGCCGCAATTAAAGCTGCTGTTTCGGCAGGTCAGGAATTAGTAAACGTCACCAAGCAGATTGGTGAGTTCTTTGATGGCGTAGATGATCTGCGCAATAAGCATAATAAGAAAAAGAACAGTGCTTTTTCTGGTGAAGACGAAAACGCAATGGAGACTTTTGTTGCGTTGCAGAAAGCAAAGGATGCAGAGGAAGAGTTGCGTGAGTTAATAATTCATTTGCGTGGGTACTCTGCTTGGCAAGATTTAATAGCTATTAGAGCTAGGGTTCGGCGTGAAAAGAAAGAACGTGAAGAAGAGCAAGCTAGGCTAAAGGCTGAAAGGTTTGAAAGCCTTGTTATATGGGGCAGCGTTGGCTTGATTCTTACATTAGTAACTGGCTTTGCAATTGTTGTTTTGCTTGGCGTAACAGGGAGGATATAAATGGCACACACTGTTATAGACGACTGGAAGATTGTACCCCGACTTATGATGATAGCCGTCACCATTCTGACCTATCAATCTGTGCATTGGTTTATGTCCATCCCGCCAGAGCAAGTGACCAATGCCCAAGCTGGGCTTGTATCGGTGTGCATGGGCGCTTTGACTGGCTGTTTCGGCATCTGGATGGGTAAGGAGTCACAGAAATGATACAAGCGCTTATAGCCCCCCTCACAGAGCTTGCAGGGGGATGGTTAAAAGGGAAGGCAGACAAGCAAGCTGCCGAAGCCAAGCTGAAGCTGACTGAAGCAGAGGCCAAGGCTAAAATAATGCTTAGTAAAGAAACTTCCGTTGCTGACTGGGAGCGGATCATGGCCCAAGGCTCTCAGACTTCTTGGAAGGACGAATGGCTAACAATTTTATTTAGTATTCCATTGGTGCTTGTGTTCCTTGGCGATACTGGCAGGGACATTGTTGCCAATGGCTTCGCTGCTTTGGAGACTATGCCTGACTGGTATCAATACACACTTGGTGTTATTGTCGCTGCAAGTTTTGGCGTTAGGTCAGCAACTAGATTCTTTGGGAGGAAGTAATGGCATTTAAATTATCAGATAGAAGTTTGTCTCGTCTTCGTGGTGTTCACCCTGATCTGGTCAAGGTGGTGAAGTCTGCGATTGACGTTACTGATGTAGACTTTGGTGTTGGAATTGGTTTGAGAACCGAGGAGGAACAGGCTGCTCTTGTCGCTAAGGGCGCATCACAAACAATGAAGAGCAAACACTTGCGGCAAGAGGATGGCTTCTGTCATGCCGTCGATCTCTTTGCTTATGTTGGCGGCAATGTGGATTGGTCACTACCTCTCTATGATAACATCGCTGATGCAATGAAGAGGGGTGCGTTAGCTCACTCCGTTCAATTGCGTTGGGGTGCTGCTTGGTCTGTCCCAAATGTTATGGAGTGGGAAGGTACAATGGAAGAGGCGATGAACTCTTACATAGACTTGCGCCGTTCTCAAGGTCGCCGCCCCTTCATTGATGGACCTCATTTTGAATTGATGTAGTCTAGATCAAAATGAAAATAAACGTGGACATCTAAGCGCTGAGTTTTATCGCTGCTCTTTGCCTTCCTGTGCTTAAAGTCTGCACCATAAAATTCGTTTGGATCGACGTTTAGATAATCAGCCATAACTTTAACGGCATGATGCGGTGGGTTTAAAATATCACCCCTTTCATATTTAGAAATAAGTGATTGGTTAAGTTCGCAATCATCTGCCATTTGTTTTTGACTAATTCCTTTTGATACCCGAATTTTACGCAGCTTCTTGCCAGAGAAATTCATTTTAAGTCTCCAACTCATTTTATTTCTCCAATTCTGGCGGTCTTGCCTTTGGTCTGAGTGACCAGTCTGGTGCAAGCTTTGGTTCCTGTTCGTAGTTGGTGCGGTTGCCGTTTATATCTACGCCAACACACTGATCGTGGAATCCATGCAGGTCATGGAATTTTACAAATTCTTGACAGTCATCCCATGATTCAAAGGGTAGGAAAGCAATAAAAGCAAAGCTAAGACTGTTCATTAGCCAACTCCTTTAGATTATATCTACTAATAATTTGGCTGACTGCTTGATGCGAGGTGCCAACAACTTGCGCTATGGCGCGGACATTCATATCGGACTTCATGCAGAGTAATATTTTTTCTGCCTTCTTGGAAAGCTCTTGCTTTTTACTTGGCCTGCCTCCCTTGTATCCTCCGTCCCTGCCTTTCATACCTGCGATAGCGTTGCTGCCGCCTATGCGAGATAGCATCCTTGCGTTCTCTATCTTGGCATATACTTTCATCTTTTCTAGCTGTGTCACTTGACTTGTCCTCCTTTGTTTTGTTTACTGGATTTGTGAGGCGGCTCTCTCAGAAACCCAAACTTTTTGTATCGTTTACCTGCCTGTTAAACTTTATATTAACTGCCGCTTCACACCTTATCAGGCCACTTTGCCCTTAAAAATTTTATATCGTAGTGATGCGCAAAGCGTCGAAGCGTGGGCTCGTCACATCTTAGTATCTTAGCTGCATCTTTCATTGTGTAATTAGCAGCAAAGCTTTGAACGAGTTCAATCTTCTCGCGCTGATGTCTCGCTTTTATTTCTCGCCATGTTTCCATGATGTCTCCTTGGAAAAAAAAGGACGCTCCGAAGAGCGCCCAAGTCTGTGAGTATTGAGGCAGACTCACTGGGTAGAATGATTTATCCTAAAACGGAATGTCATCTTCTGGCAAGGCTTTTGATGGATCAGGAATCTTTCTGTCCTCAGTGCCACCTTGCTTATCACTTACGTTGAAGGACATATAAGGCTTGCCGTCTTTCATTCTGCGCCAACCTGCAATGCGTTTCTCAAGTGGAGATTCGACCACTTGTTTCATTGGCCCAGAGTAATCGGGCGCTGCTTCGTTGCCCTTCTTGTCATTCTCAAATAGAACGCCGACTTTCTGAAAGACCTCAACAATCTTTCTGCCGTCTCGCGTTTCGTCTGAAACCAAGACAATCTTATTGTCATTGCCGTCAACATTCACTTTGCCCTGCAAGATCATCTTCTGTGTAGGGAAGGGCGTGAAGGCTGCGCCTCGGTTTGTATCGTCATATTCTGCCATGCTTTTGGCTCCTAGTTAGTAGTTGTGGGGCGGCTCTTAGTGAAGAGTTCTACCGCGCCGCCCCTTGTACGGTTAGTCCAGAGGCAGGAGAACGCCCCTCTCCACAAGATTACCACCCATTGTTGGATGAGCCGCCACTGTCTGCGGCATACTTATTGCCATCCATTTCTCCTAAGAAGACATCAGCATTACAGCCAACGTGCGACAGGGCTTTAGTCAGACCATCAGTGACAGCCATCTTGGGGGCATCCTCTGCCATCCGTCCCTTGACAGAATCAAAGAACTTACGACAGCCAGTGAACGGCCCGAATACATTTGATGGACTGCCATGCCAGACAGAGACATGAGCAAGCACTGCGCTATCTCCGTTGCTGACGTTGACGATCTGTGTTTCACTGTGCCAACCCCATCCGTCACCGACAGGGCCAAACTCTTCGGTCATCATTCTGACCTGATATTGTGGATCAATAGCTGTAAAGCTACGCGCTCCAAAGCTGACCTTCTTCAGATACTTGGGGTCTGAAGAGGACAGCCTGTTCCATATTTCCATAGTCATTTCACTTCTCCATTTCGTTTAGTAATTCTTAATGCCCCTCGCTTGTCTCGTCTGACTGTGAGGAAATCACAGTAAACTTCTCTCTCATTTGGGGCGACCATTTCTTTGAGGGACTTCTTTGCGTTCTGGAATACTTTGTCTTGCTCAAGCCCTTGGACGTATGTGGCTGCAGTGCTGACAAACTCGTTGCTCGTTGAGGCATTTCGTATGACCATGTTGTCCACCGAAATGGAGTCGGTTGATATGTGTCTAGTTTCGACATCACTAGGCGGCTCTTCGTTGCGTATAACGTAACCCCAGAAATCAGACACCACTGCCCACATAGAATTGAAATACGAGTAGTCGTATGAGACAACTGTTGACTCCCATTTGCTGTTACCAAAAATTACAGACAGGTAAGCGTCTGGCGCTTCTGCCAATCTACAATACAATTGTATCTGTGGCATATAGCGTTGGATAATATCATCCATTTTGTTGAATGGATTAGTGTGCTTTGCTTCTACAATAGCGTCACCAAACATGGCATCTATTGTACCCTTCACAGGGACAGACCCAATGGTATCTTTGTACTCGCGCTGATGATCCG